GTGAACTGTGGTCTTGGTGGAGAAACCCTTGGATCCTCTCATAAATTCGTTGGGGTTCTCTACGACAGTGCAGACGGCACAACATATGCGGCTGTTGAAACTGCCGACATGCTGGATCTCACGGTAACAGCCGGAACCATCTTCACTATTGACGCTACCGGAGAAGACAATTCAATCTACAAATTCGGGTATGTCGGTGGGAAAAGATATCTCGAACTTGTTGTCACAGTGACTGGTACGGTTTCTATGCCGATGTCCATCGAACTTATCAAAGGCGAGCCCGAAAGTTCTCCAGTTGATTAATCAGGTCTTGACTGACTACTCGGGCGGGGTAACTCCTGCCCGGGGAAACCACTGATAAAAGGAAAATAGAAAATGAGTAATTACCAACCAAAATGCTACCGAACAGAAGGTGGAGACAAAACAGTAATAGCATCCGGCGGCACCCTTGCCATGGAACCCGGTTCTTTCATCCAATTTGCAAACCCCACCGGCGCATCAGATTATTTTGTTGATGGCAATGTATCCACAACCGGATCAGGGACTATTGATTCCCCATACAAAACCATTGCCGAGGCCATTGCAGCAAGCGATATCAGTATTGCGCTTACAGCAAACAGATGGTGGGCCAGGAGAAATAGAATTTTTGTCATGGGTGATACTTTGACCGAAACCCTGGTCAAATTCCCCACAAAGTGCGACGTGATCGGCCTTGGATCTTATGATGCCAACACCCAGCCCGGCATTGTCGGACACCATGCCCCTGTTGGCGAATCCTACGGAACCCGTTTTTTCAATATCAAGTTTAACGGCGTAGCCACGGCAACCCCGGTCTTTACCCTCACCAGCGAAACGTCCGGTCTGCAACTCCAGAGCTGCACCCTTGACGGAAACGCCGGAACAATGACCATCGGGGTTCAGGCCACGGCAAGCCCCTTCCTTGTTATCAACGACTGTGATTTTGTCGGAACTTTCGTGACTTCATACCTCACTTTTGGCACCGGCCAGGCGGGAAGAACGAGAATCACAAACAACCGGATGCTCGGCACAGCGGCCAAGGGTATTGTGGCAGGTTCTGGTATGACATCATCCTGGACCCCATTAATTGACGGTAATATTGTTCATGCAACTGGGTTAACTATTGATGACGATGCGGATAAGTTCTCCTGCGTTAATAACCGCCTGATCACATCAGCCAACATTGCCACCACCACAGCCGGGTATGATTTTAATTTGGCATTGGCGTGTGGGAATATCTTGACAGGCCTGAATGGTGTGGCAGCGACGGTTCCGTTTGCCGTAACTGCGGAATAAGGGGGTAAACCATGGCTGATGCCATAGTGGTAAAAAAAGAAGAGTCCGCATCATGGGTGAAAAAAGTAAAGTTCGCCATCACCAGCGCCACAGATGGCTCAGCCACCGCCACCACCGCCGAAAGCTACACCGGCGAAGTTCTCCGGCTTGTTGTTGATCCAAACACCGGAGCCGACCAGCCCACTAACGCCTTTGATGTGGCTATCAATGACGAGGATGGTTATGATATTCTGGCCGGGCAAGGCACCGACCTAAGCAACGCAGCCACCACAACGGTGGTTGCAAGTATGGGGTGTGTGGCAAATGACGTTTTGGCACTGGCAGTGACCAATATGGGCGCAGTAAAAAAAGCAGACGTAATTCTTTATCTGAGGTGATATGAGATTCCAAATAAAAACCCAGCCATCTGAGGAGCCTATTACCACTGCGGAAGCGAAGATCCACCTCCACATGGATGCAGACCAGACAGCAGAGGACACCCTTCTGACCAGCCTGATAACTGCGGCCAGATCCTACGTTGAACAATACACGGGTCGAGCGCTGGTGACTCAAACTTGGTATGGGTATCTGGATCAGTTCCCCGGGAATGATTATATCAATATCCCATTTGGAAACCTTGACTCCGTAACATCTGTAAAAACAATAGATTCAGCGGGAGACGAAATCACTTTGACGGTCACGACGCAATACCTTGTTGACTCAGATTCTGAGCCCGGGCGGGTAGTCCTCCCCTACTCGGTTTCGTGGCCGTCCATTACTCCATACCCAGTCAACCCCATTGTGATTGAGTTTGTTTGTGGATACGGCCTTGCAGTGGCGGTGCCAGATGGGTTAAAATCAGCCATTAAATTAATCGTTGGGGATTTATACGAACACCGGGAAGCGCAAATTGAGACCGGGAGTTTTCAGGTTAATGAAACGGTGCAAAACCTAATGTTCCCTTACCGTTTATGGGATAATTATTGATGAAATCCGGTGATCTAAAAAAAGTTATTTCAATTCAGGAACAAAAAATCGTTTCAGATGGCATGGGAGGCGAAACCGTAACCTGGGTGGATCATATCACCGGCACAGCCACAACCGCACCGATATGGGCCGCAATCTGGGCCGTGTCCGCCAAACAGCAGATTGAAGGGATGCAAGAACAAGGCACCATAACTCACCGGATCAGAATACGATATAGAACTGGGGTTGATGCGGGAATGAGGGTAAAATACGGAGCCAAGATTTTCAATATTACATCCCCACCGATTAACCCGGGGACTGAAAATAAAATGCTTGAGATATTGGTCAAGGAGGTAATCTGATGTTTTTAAGTATCCGCCATGCGCCCTTAATGAGAGAAGCTATCGCCCATACTGTTTTTAGTAAGGACACAGGCGAAGAAATTCCCCGTGTCGTTTGGGCCAACGATGAAACCGGAAGATATCGGCAGCACTTATTAAATGCCGATGGATTGCATTACACCGATGGTAAAGGGAACGCAGCATCAAAAATTTTTACCGGGAATATTGAGTTGAGGCGGGTGTCTTGAAAAACCTATCAACAGCAATTTATACCCTCACCTCCGCGTCTGGAGCATTTTGGACATCTATAGGTGGGCGGTTTTACAAGGCCGTTGCGCCATCTGGAGCCGTCTATCCATACGTTGTTTACAGCATGATTTATGATAACAACGAAGGAACTTTTCAGGAAGATATTGAGGATTGCCTGTTTCAGTTCTCCATTTTTTCCTCAGATAATTCCAGCCTTGAAGTTGAAAATCTCTACACAGCAATGAAAGCAGTTTTTGATAAGTGTCAACTTTCCATCACCGGGAACACAGCGCTCCATATGCTTAGAAATTCGGCAACGCTGATCCAGGATGAACTTGAGAATCCCAATGGAACCGGGTGGGTATGGCATTATGCCGTTGACTATAATATTATGATGCAGAAGAATTAAGCGGGAGGCTTAAAATTATGGAAAAATATTTGATTAGAAATGAAATCGATTGGGAGCGTAGAAAAACCGAGATAAAAAGTAAAGATGTTTATGATCCTGGTCAATTGGAACCAAAAAGTTTTCCCGTAATTGTTATCATAGCATATGCGGGGGCAGGCTGGTACGAGATAGACTTTTGTTATCCAGGCGACTTTAGAGAAGAGGATTTGCCATGATATCGATTATTATAATATTATGATGCAGAAGGATTAAGCGGGAGGCTTAAAATGACAAGGTTAGAAATATTCGCTGTAGCAATTATAGGTGGGATGGTCGCATGGTGCTTTATAAGAACAATATACGAGATGATACGCCCATGATAAGTATAATTATACCAATTTACAATCAACATTCAATGACCGAACAATGTATCGAGTCAATTAAGGCCAATACAGAAGATTATGAATTAATCATTGTGGATAACGGGTCATATCCGGCAATTACGACATCGTATGGATTCCCCGCCATAGAGCGCGACGAAAAATTTGGACAAGTAAGCATTTTACCCGGGGACCCGGCATGTTTGACAATCAGAAATAAAGAAAACCTTGGTTTCCCGGTAGCAGTGAACCAGGGTATCCGGGCATCACACGGGGATATAATCTGTCTGCTAAACAACGACACCGTTGTGACTCCAGGATGGGCCGATGGGCTTAAGAGACGCCTTGACGAATATTCCATTGTCGGGCCTATGACAAACTATGTGGCAGGCGCACAAAAAGCGATCACCACCACATACGATGACAATGCCGGGTTAAACTATGCCGCAAAAGAATGGTCTGGGTCGCACCAGGGCGCTACACAAGAAGTTAATTTCGTGATAGGGTTCTGCATGATGTTTCCCCGGGCTCTTTATAATGAAATCGGAGAGTTTGACGAGTCAATGTGGCCATGTTCCGGCGAAGAAATTGACTTTTGCTTCAAAGCCAGGAAAGCGGGCCACAGGGTGGGGATAGCTAAGGACGTTTACATTCACCATTATGGTTCTCAAACTTTTGAGGACATGCAGGCGGCCGGAACTCTGGATTATAAAGACACCTGCAACAAATGCAATACTCATCTTGCCGAAAAATGGGGAGATGGATTCTGGCAACGGCAAGAACATGTTCAAGTCGAATCAGATATCAGGTTGAACCTGGGGTGCGGTGCATGCGGGTTGAAAAATTTCATCAATATCGATCAGTTTGAGAATGTAAAGCCGGATATGGTATGTGACGCAATGAGTCTGCCATATGACCCAGGGACAATATCAGAGATTTACTGCGGGCACATGCTGGAGCACATGACACTGAAAGATGGCAAAAAGGCTCTGAGATACTGGAAAAGCCTTTTAATACCCGGTGGAAAAATCACCATAACTGTCCCTGATTTTGATTATTGCATCAAGAAATATCTGAAAAATCCTACAAGCCAGGCACTCATTAAGCTGAATGACGAAATAATTTATTCATACTGTCAAAAATCACACCATAAATATTGCTATAGCGGAGCTCTTTTAAAAGAAATAATGGCCAGAGTGGGTTTTGTCGGACTGAATAAATTACCCATTGACCATGAATATTTTGTTGATCCTGTTTTATGGCAGGTTGCTTATACCGGGAGGAAAGCATAATGGCCCTTGGAATAAGTAAAAGAATGTCGGAATTAAAAGGTGCACACAAAGAGCAAACGGCTTGGATAGTTGGTAAAGGACCATCTCTTCAAAGCATTGAGGAAACACATATTGGGGAAGGTCCGGTCATAACTCTCAACCAAGCTATTGTTCCGGTTGAAAGTCTTAAAATAAAAAACGATGTCTATTCCATGCAAAAAGACGGCGGGGAACTTCGGGGACCTGAATGGAGGGACAAACCAGTCCCGGGGTGGTATAGTGACCCATGTAAGTTTGCAGGCATAAAGTGCAATGAGTGCCCAGGAATGGTGAAACCGAAAAAAGCAACTTTACTCTTGTACGAACGGGCATCAAATTACTGCTTCCCTAATTACGAAGACAGAGTTATTTTTGATGTCCTGGAACTGGGGATGGAAAGCAATGAGTGTTCACTGGGGGTAGCCCTGTGGATAGCTAAGTTTTTTGGTTGCAAAAAAGCTATGATTTTATGTTGTGATGCTCATGCTACAGGCAATTATTATGCGTACAACCCAGAATCGAAAGAAATAGAACCAGAAAAAGAGGATTATTTTTTCCAGACAAGGGCTCTTGGAAAACATTTCTCTATCATTGATCATGAATTTATTACACCTGGGAGGGAAGTATAAAATGATTAAACCAAGTAATTTTCACTTAGCAATTGGGCTGCCCTGTTCATTCCCCATGGTTCCGTTTCCTACGGTATTAACCATGCTCCAGATGGAAAGGCCGGACTATACTTTGATTCCGGCGGTAAACGGTCCGGTGGATGGGCTGAGAAACCACATTGTGGAACAGGCACTGATGATGGGCGCCAGCAACCTGATTATGATGGATTTGGATCAGACATATCCAGTTGACACCATCCCAAAATTACTTGCACATAAACTGCCGGTAGTAGGGTGTCTGGTTCACCGGAGATACCCGCCATTTGACCCGCTTCTCTATAAGGGGAAGCTGAGCGAATATGAAAGAATGGTGTCCTTTGAGGATGAAAATATAGATTATGATTACAAAGATGGCGATCTCGTGGAGGTAGACGCCACCGGTACAGGGTGCCTGATGTTTGATATGAAAGTTTTCCGGGATATGCCAGGGCCATGGTTCAAATTCAGACTCACAACGGACGGGAGGCCAGTGGGCGAGGATTTTGGATTTTGTTCTGAATTGCGGAAAATGGGAACAAAGATTCACGTGGACACGTCCATTAAATGTGGCCATCTCAGCACTATGGAGGTCA